GAGGATCTTGGCGAATGCCTCGGGCGTGCTCTCGTCGGGAGCGTGCACCGCTGCGCTGTTCGCGCTCTGGTGCAGGAAGTCTGCGATCGACTCGTCACCCATCACCCAGACAGCCGATGGGAAACTCGACGCTCGAATCTTCTCGACACAACGAGCGAGCGACGAGTAGTTGATGTGATCGACCGCGCTCGATCCGCCATCGATGACGATCTGTGAAGTGTTCTGCGCGTAGTAGTAGATGCCTTGGCACTCGCGACGATTAGCGACTGTCGAAGTAGCAGGGCGACCGACGATGATCTGCCTCTCGATCTCGCTCGTGAGCTTCTTCGAGAGAAGGTCGGCGAGCATCGCTTCGACCGATGCGCTTCCCATCGATTCCTCGATGAGTTCCTTCGAGACCGTGACATTCACGCCGACCTCGTGCAGCGTGATCTTCGCGTTCTCGTAGTTGTAGGAGTAGCCGGCCGGAGCAGTACCAGAGACCGTGAAGCGAGGCAGAGCGAACGCCGCGCTAGCAAGATCAGCGCGCGTGCCTTCCTCCTTGTAGGTGATCCGGTTCGTGGTCTCGTTCGATTCGGTGTATCCAGTCACCGACAGCGTCGGCCCGTTCACCGTCACCTTGCGGCATCGCTTGATGATGTAGTTGGTGTCGAAGCCATCGCCGATGATCTCGCTCCAGTTGTCCGGAGCGATGTTCGAGGCCGAGTCAGTCACGCCGCGCTTCTCCGCGAGGATCTGCGCGTCCTCGCTGCTGATGCCGTGAGCACCTCGCAGGAGGTAGCGGTAGAAGGCTTGCCGATGGGCCGACTTGAAGTCCATGTCCTTATCCTCGCATCTTTGAGTGTCGAAGGTCAACGCTTGGGGCCAAGCCAGATACGCCGACGAACCATCGCCGGCACGGGCGCGCTCGCCGTCCAGAGGTCGAACGAGCGGCGATCGACCACGAGGTCGGTAGCCGGGTTCGCCGGGAAGGTCACGGCCGAGACCTCGTGGAGTTCGAGATCCTCGATCATCCGGTGCACCTTGCCGTCCCGCTCCTCGAAGCGATCCGAGCGCACGATGAAGCCGAAGGACATCGCCGAGACCACGCCCGAGCGCACCGCGACGCGAGCGTCCCGGCCGACCTGGGTGTCGATCGGCTCCATCTCGACCACGAGGCCGTGCTCATCCTCGGCGAGCCGGAGGCTCCCGGCCGTCGTGCGAGCGATCGGCATCGATGCGTCGTGGTTCCAGAGGGCGACCACATCCGGCTTCTCCCGGAGCGTCCGCTCGAACGCGCCGCGCACGATGATCTCGTGGGCGTATCCGATCGGATACGGGGTCTCGGTCACGCTCGCGTAGCCGCGGAGGATCTCCCGGCCATCGTCTGCACGCACTTCCATCGCCTGCCCGTAGCGTCGCTCCATGATGTCGCCTCCTGCGCGGTCTACGCGCTCCAGAATGTTTCGAGCAAAGGCCCATCCGGGATCTCCGCCCCAGAGTGCCCACGCGATCCGGCCGGCCGATGGGAAGCCCTCTTCACCCGGCCCCCACCCTTGGCCCTGCTTGTCCACCTCGTGTCGCGCGAAGTACGAGGCCATGCGCTGCACCGTGTCGATCGAGAGCGCGCGACCGTTCGCGATGTCACGCGCTCGGGCGACCCCGACCTCCGTCCCGCCCCGCCCGTGCTCGCGCCGCCACGCGAGGCCACGGTCGGCCTCCTCGCGCATCGAGGCGTTAGGCTCGAAGGAGTCAGCCACCCTCGGCCTCCGTGCACATCGAGATCGCGATCGCGACCGCCTGATCCTGATCGTATCCCTCGTCGAGGAGCCGACCGATCTTGCCGCTCACGCACTCCTGAACCTCGGGCGAAAGGTCGGCAAGCCGCTTTGACTTGCGCTTCGCGTAGCGGCCCCTCGAGTCCCGAGCGGTCGGAGCCGTAGCCGGCACGGGAGCCGGGGCCGTGAGCGGCGACTGGTCGCCCGACTTGCCGGCGTTCGGATCGACGATCGCCAGGTTCACGGGCGCGCGAGCCGCATCGCCGCCGTCGATCGGCGCGTAGTTCTCACGCTCGCGCACCTCATTGATAGTTAGGAAGCCATTGTTGAGCGCGGTCGAGTACGCCGCGAATCGCGACGCTAGGTCGCCTCGGAGGAGCGCGTCGAACGAGATGTGCGTCTCGATCGGCTCGCCTTCGCGCACGAGCTTGCGCGCGCACTCCTCCTCAAAACGCGAGGCCCAGTTCGCAAGGCAATGCTTCACGAACTCGGCATCGGCCTGCTCGGCACTCGCGTACGAGGTCTTCGTCGCGTCGCCGACCATGTGCACCGGGACGTTGAACGCGGCCGCGATCTGCGATCGACAGAACGAGCGCAACTCGACGAGTTTCGCTTCCTCGGGATCGACCGAGACCTTCTCCCACGAGTAGCCGCTTTCCAGGATCGCCACGCGGCCGGCGTTCTCCGCCCCGCCCGTGATCGACTGCCACGACTGGCGGAGCCGCTTGAGTGCTTCCTCGGTGAGCGTGCCCGTCACCTTGATGAGGCCCGCCGGCCGTGCGCCGTTTCGGAAGAACGAGGCGACGAACTTCTCCGCCTCGAGTTCCACGCCGATGATGTTCCGCACGAGGTAGATCGGAGTCTCGCCGAGGAGACCGTCGAGGCTCGGCGCGCGGAGGTGGAAGATGTCGTACGCCTGCCACACCTGATCGGTGCTCTTCGCGATGCCCCACCGAGACGATGTGTACGAGTAGACGGGCATCCCGTCCGGGCCGCGCGAGACCTCGACCGAGTCCGCGCGCAACTTGTGCAGGCCGACCACGCGGCCGACAGCATCGCGCTCGATCACGGCATAGGCGTTCCCGTAAAGGAGGCAGTCGAGGAGCATCGACTCGCGCCAGACCATCGCACCCATGTACGGGTTCGGCTCGATGTTCAGGAGCCGATAGAGCGGATGCTCGCGAGCGGGAACCGGGATCCCTCCCTCCCGGCGCATGACTCGCCACTCCATCCGCGCCACGCTCTGGGAGATGAGCCGCGTGCAGGCGTAGACCGTCGGAGCCTCCCTCGCGGCCTCCGGCGTGATCGAGCGGCCCGTGTCGGCGTAGGTCGAGATGTACGCCTGCGCCCCGCCCGGAGGCTGTCCGATCGGCGAGCGGTCGATCACCGCGCGCTCTTCGAGCGTCGGCTCGGGAGTCGGGGCGGGTCGGCGGAACCAGTCGATCAGAGCCATAGGATTCCTCTCTCGGCGTACGGTGTCGCTTGTGATACCGTCGGCGCGGCATCGAGTGCTACCGCGAGTGCCACGATTCCCGCGACCACGGGGTCGATCTTCTCCGTCGAGCGTCGCTTGCTCGGTCGCGGGTTCGAGTTCGCGTCGAGTTCCACGACGCAGTTGGACATTGCCCAAGTGAGAACCGGGTTGCCGTCGTGCCGGAGCCGATGGTTCGTCACCATCGCCTCCCATCGCTTCGTCGGCTCGGCCATGTAGTAGTACGACTGGGGCACGCGCTTGAGCCGCAGGCCGTCGGCCTCGAGTTGCTGCGCGAGGCCGCTCGCGTTGTACGGGTCGTACCCGACCGCCTGCACCTTGTGCTCGCCGACGATCCGCAGGATCTCCCGCCGCACGAACTCGTAGTCGGTCGCGTCGCCCGGTGTAAGCCTCATATGCCCCTGCCGGCTCCAGTCGAGGTAGGGCACCTTGTCCCGCTTCTGCCGACGCTGCGCGCCTTCCTCGGGCGCGAAGGCCCACGAGCGCACCCACGCCTCGTCCTTGTCGAGCCATACGGCCGTGAGCGCGGTGAGGTCGCTCGTCTCGCCCAAGTCGATCCCGAGGTAGCACGGGAGGCCGGCGAGCCGGGACTCGTCGAATTCCAGTCGGCACTTGTCCCAATCCGCCATGCGGAGCCATCGGTTCGAGGCGGAGACGTGCTGGCAGAGGTAGTAGGTTCGGAACGGGGTCTCCATCGAGGGTTGCTCCTGCGCCTCCTTGCACTTCTCGGCGTAGTACCCCTCGTGCACCGTGTGCCCGAGACTCGGCGCGCACTTGCGCCAGGTCTCTGGACTCGTCCAATCGTCTCCATCGCTCGCCGAGTAGACCACGGGCAAGAAGTACGGGTTGTCGATCACGCGGTCGCGCACCTTGCACGCATAGTCGTACATCTCGAACTCAAGACTCTCGCGGAGCGTGCCGGCGGTCGTGATCGTCACGAGCATCGGTTGCCGACGCGCGCCGACGCTCGTCTCGATCGCCTCCCACAGCTCGCGCCGATTCTCCATCGCGTGCACCTCGTCCGCGATGCACGCGCTCGTATTCAGGCCGTGCGCGCTCGGAGCCTCGCTCGACATCACCTTGTAAACGCCGGCCGTGCTCGGCACGATCACTCGGTGCTGATAGACCTCGGTGCGGCTCTCGAGCATCGGCTCGGCGCGCACCATGCGCTTCGCCGCCTCGAGGCATCGGCCCGCCTGCGCGCGGTCGGCCGCGATCGAGATCACCTCGGGCGTAGGCTCATCGTCGGCGAGAAGGTGATACAGCGCGAGGGCCGCTCCGAGTTCGGTCTTGCCACACTTGCGCGGGACAAGGATGTGCACGCGACGATACCGCCTCGTGCCGTCCGGGCGGATCCATCCGTAAGCGTTGGCGATGAGTGCCTTCTGCCACGGGAGCAGCGTGAACGGTAGGCCGGCCCAAGTGCTCGTGGTGAGTTTGCACGCGGTCTCGATGAACCGGATCACATGGAGCGCGGCCTGCTCGTCGAATGTGCAGTTGCCTGCGGTCGCGATCGCGTCATAGCCGGGGATCGTGTTCCACTTCGCGGCCGGGTGCTCGGCCGACTTCTTCGGCTTACGCGCGACGCTTGGTAAAGATGTCTTCTTGCGGGGCATCCTTCGCTTGCTCCTTCGCCGCGCCGATTCGGGCACGACCGACTGGGGTGAGTCCGAACTCGCTCATCATGCGCCGGAGTCGATCCCCATGCTCGGCGAGCACCGCACTCCACGGGTTTCGCTTCACGGTCACGCGGTCGCCTCCCTCGACTCGGATCACCTCGCCCTCCTCGGCGAGTCGCTTGCGAGCCTCCAGGTAGCGCGACCATGTGTCGCACATCAGAGCGAGCGCGTCGCGGTCTCCGCTCGAGATGATCTTCATCGCGGCCACGCGCGGAAGCCAGTCGGCCCACGCAGCACGACCGACCTCATCGAGCCAGTCGGGGCATTCGGGTAGCACCTCGTCGGCCGGCGGCTCGGACTTGGCTCGACCGGACGCGCGCCAGTTGCCGGACAACTTCAAAGCCGCCGAAGGTTTAGGGGCAGGGCCGCGTAGTCCCATCACAAGCCTCCCTTTGGGCCGAAAAATGGGGGACGCGCGTACGAGCCTGTGGGGGGGGATATCACGCCGTCCCCTTTCAAACTTTTATGACCCCTACCCCATCTTACGGCATCTTGCCGCGATCTTGCGCGATCTTGCGGCCATCTCCGCGATCTTGCACGCATTCTCGGGCCAGAATCGGGCCTCGCGTGGCTCATAATGCGTCCTCGCGATCGATCCCGCTCGCGTCGATGCTCGCGGCGATGTTCCGCGCTGCCCCGAGCATCTCGACCATGCGCTCGCGCGGCAGCCGGCGCGCCTCGATGCGCTTCGCGAGATCGTCGAGGCTCGCGCGCACCACGAGCACGCGCACGCTCGGGAACTCGTCCCGGATCGCGCGCGCCTCGTCGGCGTTCGTCGTGATCCACCAGAGCCGACCTGGGATCCACCCATCTCGCCAAGCCTCAAGCACCGAGCGTCGCAGGCGCACCATGAACGCGAGCGCGCCCGTGTCGCCGTCTGGCTCGCCGTTCCAGTCCCGACCGCGCATCGCGGCGAGCACACGGTCGTGATCCCACACGAAGTCGCCATCGGCCTTGTGCGCGTTCACGAGCGTGGTCTTCCCCGATGCCGGCGCGCCGAGCACGACCGTACCCTCGGTCGGGAACCGTCCGCGTTCGGCCTGCCGCTCGCGCCCCTCGATCGCGCTCTTCTTGCGGTGGCACACGGCGCACAACGGCTGAAGGTTCTCGGGGTCGTGGAGCGAGCCGCCGTTCGCGATCGGGATCTTGTGGTCGATGCACACCGCATCGGTGAGCCGTCCCGCCGCCTTGCACATCCGGCAGAGCGGCTCGCGCTCGCGCTCGTTCACGGACTGGAGCGTCCATGCGCGGTTCTGATGCTTCACCGTTGGCGGCTTGCGCGGCATAGTTCTTGCTCGAGGTAGCGGGTAGCGAAGAGGCCGAGATCGACCGGGAGATGCTTGCACACGGCGCGCGCCCGCAGGCGCACGGCACGCGGTACGCGCGGCGTGGCCTTGGGGTCGAGGAGGTCGTAACAGAATCGACGCACGGCCTCAATCGAGCGAGCCTCTTCTTCGGTCGTGCTCATGGGCGGTCGATCATAAAGACGAGTCCGATCAGCGAGGCCGTCGAGATCAGTCCACACGCGGCCGCGAGGAGTCCGGCGGCCCCTGCGCCGAGATAGGCGGCGAGCAGCATCACGCACGAGAGCACGATGCCGATCGCGGCTCCGGGGATCGATTGCACTACACATCGTGTCAAAGGTGGCATCTTCGCTCCATTCACGGCTCGACCTCGCGATAGCCGCACCGCCAGAGTAGCGCGGCGAGTTCGCGCGCGCTGCGAGCTACATCGGACTCCGAGCGAGTCCATGTCTGCGCGTGCAACGCCTCGTGGATCACCGTCTCCATGCGAGCCTTGCCGCGTAGAACCTGGCGCACGCGGATCTCGCGCTTGCTCGACTCGGGCGACGAGCAGTCGGCGAACCGATCGAACGGGATCTCTGCCGAGCGCACGAACCGGATGCGGTAGCGAACGCCGGCGAGCGTGGCCCAGAACGAGGCGAACGGCTTCACATCGCCTCCATGAACTGGGCCGCGACACGCCATCGAGCGCGAGTCTTGTTCGGTTTGTCGGCCTCGATGCGCTCGGGAGCCTCGACGCGCACGAGCGAGAGCCGCATCCAAGTCGCCCCCGTCGGCTTGGGCGGCTTGCCCGTCTCAATGTGCCACCCCGAGTGTCCGTCGTTCCATTCCTGCTTGTAGGTCGGCGTGCGGATGTGCCATTGGTCGCGTAGACGGACATGGAAGCGACCCTTCGTCGCCTCGAGCGTCTCGCGCTGTAGCCGAAGTGCCCATTGGTCGTGAGTGTGTCCGCACACGATCACATCTGCATCAGTCCATGAGGCCATGCGCCGGGTCGCGAGCGTGCCGTGGCTCATCATGCCGCCGCCGCCCGAGCCGTGGAAGTAGCGGAGCGTGAGTGCCGAGATCTCGGTCGAGTGGAACTTCACGGAGAACCGCACGAAGCCGCCGTAGCCGCCGGCATAGACCCGATGTCCGCTGATCTGGCTCATGTGCGCGGCGAGCCGCTCGATGAGATCGACCTCGTGACGCTTCAGGATCGACTGCTCGTGATTCCCGCGCCCGATCGCGACGAGGTGCTTCGAGTACGGCGCGTAGAACTTGGCCGCGTCGCGCACGATGGCATCGAGGTAGTCCGGTGCCATCGCGTATTCCTCGCGCACCTCGCCCTTCGAGTGCCTCGGATCCCACTTCCCGCCCATCGCGTCGAAGATGTCGCCGACATCGACCCACGACGCGCCGCGCGCGACTACTTGCTCGAGGTGCTTGCGTTCGAGATCCCAATCGGCTTTCGGGTTGTCGTGGTGTCGGTCGCTCGCGAGCAGTACCCAATGCTCCCAAGTCTCTGGGTGATCGGCCTCGAGGAGCACTTGATGAATGTTCCGCGAGTGCTCGATCACTTCGTGCTTCGGGTCGCTCATGGCTCCTCCGTGTAGGGTTCGATCTTCACCCGCGCGCCGGGTTCCTCGCCCGCCCGCGCGTACCGCTTCGCCGCCGTCTGCACGATCACTTGGGCATCGTCGATCCACGCCAAGCCCGTGAGAGCGTCCTCGATGGCGCGCAGCATCTTGGTCGTGTCCGGCTTCACGATGTGGTAGCGCGGTGCACCTGTAGCCGTCGTGCCGTCCTTCTTCCGGTGCGAGAGCGGCCTCGGCATCACGAACACGACCGAGACCGCGAGCGGCCCCGTGAGCATCGCCTTGCACACCACGCCGGCGTGGTACTGGACGGCCTTGCGCCAGACCTTGCCGCCCTTGCAGTCATCGACCACGATGATGCGGCCCGTCGTGCGATGCGGGAAGGCACGCTTCGAGCCAGCGGTCTGCGGCTTGCCCGGGACGAAGAACTCGTAGCGTGTCATGCCGGGAAACTCTCTTTCAGCTCGTGGAGCCGATCGAGGATCCGATGGTGCGCCGCCGCGCCTCGGCCCCGTCCGATCTCGCTCTCGATGTGCTCGATCATGGCATCGACGGCATCGTCCACTTGGATCGCGTGGTTTAGCCATCGCCAACCGCGCGTCTCGGCGATGTCCCGCTGCCGCGTCGCCTGCTCAAGTTTCGCCGTCGTGACGGCCAGAGCGTCTCGCGTGCGTCGGAGTTCCAACTCGCACGCGCTGCGGTTCACGCCTCGCCCCTTGACTTCATGGCGTGCCCAATGCGTGCGCGTGCGATCGTCGCGTAGGTTTCGTCCTGCTCGATGCCGACGAACCGAAAGCCTTCGAGGATCGCCGCCTTGCCCGTCGAGCCGCTACCCGCGAACGGGTCGAGCACCAGTCCCCCAGGCGGCGTTACCAGTCGGCACAGGTAGCGCATCAGGGCGGTCGGCTTGACGGTCGGGTGAGTGTTATGACGAGCCTCTCGCCTTGCATCAGGAGTATTTCCCATGTGTTGACGCGACCATTCGTCCTGCGCGTAAGTGCCAATCTGCTTGCTCGGCAACTCATCGCACCCCTCGTCCCGATCAGACTTGCTCGCCTTCGCGCAGTAGAAGAACCGGGCGACGGAGTTGCTCGCCGTTGTAGGGAACAACTCAAGCACCTCGTCGCTGCCATCGTGGATCAGGTTCGCGGGCCAGCGATTCCCTTCGACCCTACAGCCGCCCACATTCATCGCTCCCGTGCCGTGCGCGATCACATTCTTCGCGACCGTGCCATCGAGCGGCTTGCGTGCCACGATGATCGGCTCATACGCAGGCTTGAGCGCAGTTCCCCAGCCGTTCCACCTCTTCGCGTCCTCGGTAGCCGGGGCGGTGATCGGAAGTTCGCAGTCGATGAACTCGCGAGGTTCGGCCGCGTTGCTAACCGCTGCCGCGTGGCCGGGAATGTTTGATGGTCGCGCGTTTCCAGTAGGAGTCCATGAACCGATGATCTCCCGCTCCGCGCCAGCCGCCTTGTCTATCGCCTTGCTTACATCGTGCGACTTTGGGAAGCCGCTTCCGTAGACCCACATCACGCAGTCCCGTATCTCCCACCCTGCGTCCTCGATGGCGCACGCGAGTCGGTGGTAGGTGCGCGTGCCGCCGAACGCGAGTAGGTGCGCGCCAGGTTTTGCCACCCGCAGCGCGTGCGTCCAGAAGTCAACTCCCGGCACGCCGTGATCCCAACCCTTACCCATGAACGACAAGCCGTACGGCGGGTCGGTGACGATCGAGTCGATGCTCGCGGCATCGAGCGTCGGCATCACATCGCGACAATCGCCGAGCAGGATCACGCCTCGCCCCTCGACGCTCGGCGGATCTGGTCGGCCGTCACCATGTGATCCTTGTGCACGGCGAGGAAGTCCGAGCCGCTCGTCACGCGCCCGTCCCGGTCTACGGTCGTGATGTAGTACGAGGGCACCTCGACCACGCGCTCGCCGGGTTCGAGTCCCTCCCGGAGGTACTCGAGGCGGTGCACATCGACCACGCGGGCCTCGACGCGCGCCCGGATATAGACCAGATCACCGACCTTGATCGTCGGCGGTTCCGCCTGCGTCTGCGCTCCGGTCTGGCTCATCCGTTCGCCTCGTTCTAATCATGTGCTCCAGTAGGCCGCAGTCGGCCAGCAGCGCGAGCATCCGTGCCTGCGCCGATCTCGTTTCGTCCTCGATCATATCGTCGATCGTGTCGGAGATACTTTGGAGAATCTTGGCCCCTCGAGGTTGATCCGAGATCCAAGTCCAGTAGTCCCGAACCTCGGCCCGCCGTTGGTCAAGTTGGCTCACGAGCAGGAGCCGAGTCTTGCGATCCATCGATGCCTCCGATCTGGGGTCGCCCCCAGTAGTCCGCGATGTACCGTACGGCCGACAGATACGCACCCCGTAGGATTGCGCGCTTGAGCGGGTCGGTCTCCGTGGCGATCGAGAGCCGGAGTCCCGAGACCATCGAGGCCATGCGATCCGTGCCGAGCCGCTCGAAGTCGGCGAACAGCCGAGCCTCCTCGTGCTCGGCCCATCCTGCGATCTTCAACCTGGACTCGTCACTCATCACGCCGCGCTCCTCGTGCTCGAGGCCGACAGGGGTTGCCCCCTGCCGCCCCGAGCACCACACCAGATAGGCGCATGGTACGCCGCACCCGATGCGCCTCGCGATCGCTCATCGCATTCCGCGCTCGCGCTTCGCCTTGCCAAGGTCGCGCATCGTCGCCGTGTCCGGGAGCGAGATTCCATCCTGTGCCACGCGCCGGCGGAGCCACGCCGGCACGACGGTCTTGTCGATGATCGCGGCCAGTTGCCGACGGCCGTAGCGGTCGGCGTTCTTGATGCCCAACTTGTAAGCAAAACTTACCTGTTTCTCTGAC